CGAATTTGCAAAAACTCAAAAAGCTAAATCTAGTATGAGTATGCCTACAGGTGCGATTGCATCTAATAAAGCAAGCTCAAAAGATATGTCCTATGCCGATGTTATGAATATGTCTGATGCCGAATTTAAGGCGATGCAAAACAAAACATTGGGCTATTAACTTTTAATACTTTGGAGTCATTATGAGTACAACTACTCTAACTCAAGTTCCACCTGGCACAGCCGCCTTTTACGACCGCAACCTTTTAGAACGCGCTGTCCCTGCCGATATTCATGGCCGATTCGGTCAAAATCGTCCGTTATCTTTGCGTAGCGGCAATCAGATTAAGTTTCGTCGTTATACTGCTTTAACGCCTGCAACCACTGCTCTGACTGAGGGTGTAACACCAAGCGGCAGCTCATTGTCTGTTACTGACATCACCGCAACAATCGCCCAGTACGGTGATTATGTTACTATCACTGATATGGTTGACATGGTTAATCAAGACCCTGTTTTAACCGAAGCGGGTAAGATTTTAGGCGAACAAGGTGGTACAACTATCGACCAGGTGCGCCGTGATGTTTTGGTTGCTGGAACTAACGTTATCTATGCTAACGGCTCTGCACGCGCATCGGTGAATACTGTTATCGACGCAGGCGACCTAAAAACCGCTATTCGTACACTTGAGCGTCAAAACGCTAAGACCATCAAAGAGATGTTAAAACCATCGACTGGCGTGGGTTCTGTAGCGATTCGCCCTGCTTATATTGGCTTGGTTCATCCTGATACAGTAGCGGTGCTTGAATCTATCAGTGGTTATACTTCTATTGAGAATTACAGCTCTCAAATGGACTCTATGCCTGATGAAGTAGGTGCATACCGCAATATCCGCTTTGTGAAGTCCACAAACGCGAAAGTGTTTACCGATGGCGGCGCAGGTGGCGGTTCTAACGTAATCAGCACAACAGGCACAAACGCCGATGTGTACGCGACTTTGATTCTCGCTGCTGATGCCTATGGTGTAATCCCATTAGGCGGTAAGGCAATGGAAAACATCGTCACAGCGTTAGGTTCTGGCGGTTCTGCTGACCCATTGAAACAGCGTTCTACTAGCGGCTGGAAAGCTCAAACAACTACCAAAATCTTAAATGATGCTTGGATGGTTCGTATTGAACACGCGAACACCTCCGCTCTTTAACCTATAACCACGCCCTGCTAGTCGGGGCGTTTGGAGTTTGAAACATGGCTACAAATACTAATTACACGTTAGCTTCTAGCAATTCGCAGGGTGTTGTAAACAAACAACATGGTTATGTGACAATGCCTGCAACGGCTATCACTGCTACTGATTCTGTTGTTTTTGAAAGTGGCTTTCGTCCTCGTAAAGTTGTTGTTGAAAATGTTACTGACCGTATTCGTATCGAATGGTACGAAGGCATGGCAGACAATAGTTGCATTAAAACCGCTGCAAACGGTACACGCACATTAGAAGTAACGGGCGGTAACGGCGGTATTACTGTCTCTGCTAATGGTTTTTCTGTCTTGCAAAATGCTACACTGGCTGTCGTGGTTGCATCTAAAGTCTTGGCTTTTGAAGCGACTGCATAATTAACCAATTCGGCAAGGACGCTGATTTTCTGAGGATTACGAAATGGCTATTGTTGAAGCAAAGAAAGTTAAAATTAAAATCCTATCTACTCAAGACGGTGATAACTCCGATGTGTTTATCGGGGTGAACGGCAAAACGCTAAACATCAAGCGCGGTTGTGAAGTTGAAATCGGTCAAGAGTTTCTTGACGTGCTAAACAACTCAATCATTGATACAGTCATCCAAGACAATCAAGCAGACGGCACTAAAATCACACGCCGTATTCAAATTCAGCGTTATCCTCATCAAATGGTGTAAGTTATGGCAACATCTTGGACGCAATCAGCAAGCGAGATAATCCGAAGCGCACTTGAGCATTTGCAAGTCATTGACGCGGTGCAAACAGTTAGCCCAGAAGACCAATCAGTTTGCTTACGCGCCCTTGATGGCCTGTTAAAAGAATTACCCGCTTTCGGTTACGTTTGGCCTGAGTACAAAATAGACCAGTCTGTTTCATGGTCTAGCGGTACTCCTTCTTATGTCACACTGCCGACTGACTTCTTGGCGTTTCCATTCGTGAGACGTAGCGATGGAGTGCAGTTAGTCGAGTTTGATACAACAGAATGGCTTGCTTTAACCACAACTGAGCGTGCAGCTACTGCTGCAATGCCTACTCATTTTTATCTGTCAGGTTCTACCCTACTTTTATACCCTATCCCGACTGCCGACCCTGTTATTAAGCTGTCGTATCAATCAAAGAATGATGATGCTGGCGAGAGTTCAGTTCCTGATTTTCCACAATATTGGATTAACGCTTTACCGTGGGGCGTGGCGTATGAGTGTCGGTTAAAGTTTGGCGTGCCTTCTGATATTCGCGATGAGGTGAAAGTAACATGGGGAGAGAAGCTAGACAAATTGCTCAAGTTTTCCACGCCATTAAATGAAATTAGCTTCGAGGTGCGCGACTAATGCCTGAACTTAATCTCATTACAAGCGCGGTTAAATCACGGTCTGTTGTCGCTAGTGGCGGCAATATAAAAAACTTGTTTGCAGAGATTAATGAAGACCAAAGCATTACTTTGTACGGCACTTCAGGCAAGGTTGCGATTGCTAACGTTGGTTTAGGCGGTGCGATTCGTGGCCTATTATCAGCAAATAGTCGGCTTTATGTTGTTTGTGAAAGTACAGTTTATAGCGTTGACACAGGCTATGTTGTGACAACAATCGGCACAATCAGCACGTCTAGCGGCTTAGTAAGCATGGCCACGAATGGCTTAGACTGCATTATTGTAGATGGTACTTACGGTTATTTAGTCAATTTTGGCACTAATGCACTAAGCAGAATATTATCGGTTGATTTTCCAAACGGCGTAAAATACGTCGATTATCTAAATGGTATTTATCTTGTAGCAGGCAGTGACACACAAAACTTTTACGGTTCTGCACGCTATGACGGCACGTCTTGGAATGCGCTAGACGTTGGTATTGCTGACTATAAGCCAGATAAACTCATTCGGCCATTCGTTAATGGTAGCGATTTATTAAACTTTGGCACAATATCAATTGAATACTGGAGTGATACAGGAGCGGCTGACTTCCCGATTGAGCGAAGCGGCAACGCCTTTTTAGATGTGGGCTGTTTAGCGGCAAATAGTATTTGTCGTCTCGGTTCGTCCGTGTTGTTTTTAGGTCAAACATCGCAAGGTAATGGTGTCGTTTATCAGATTGATGGCTATTCACCAAAGCGCGTTTCTACTCACGCTATTGAGTATGCCATTGGCCAATGGTCAAGTGCTGAAACGGCTTATGCTTGGGCATACAGCGAAGAAGGCCATAATTTCTATGTGTTGTCGTGCGTTGGCTGTCCTGAGTCTTTGGTTTATGACATTACGACGAATATGTGGCACACACGCACATGGTTTAATGATGGGCAACATTACAGCGACAGGGCGAATACTTACGCCTTTTTTAACGGCAAACATATCGTTGGTGACTTTGATAATGGCAACATATACGAGTTGAGCCTTGATGTTTATACCGATGATGTTTATCCGATTGTTCGTGAGTTTACCTCGCAACATACAGTGACTGGCAAACGCGCGTTTTATAGTTTAATAGAGTTACGCATGGAGTCTGGTGTCGGTTTATCAAATGGACAAGGTAGCGACCCGCTAATCAATCTAAGCACGTCTGAGGATAACGGGCGTGTATGGGGTAGTGAAAGACAGGCAAGAATTGGCGCATTAGGTGAGTACCTTAATCGCGTTTATTGGCCTCGTGTTGGTAGTGGGTTTAATAAAAGTTTTAGGATAAGAATGTCTGACCCTGTGAAAGTGGCATTAACGGGCGCAAGATTGGAGTACACACAATGAGCTTGGATTTATTCCCACCACGCGCCGTTATCGGCTATGCAAATTTTAACGGCCAACGAGTGCCTATAGAAATATCACCTGAGTTTTACCGCGCCTTACGCGTTTTAGTGGCGCGTGTTGGTGGTTTGGCTAGTAATGGTACTATTGACCCTATCAGTGATTTATTCGCGCCATTTATGCAATCGGCTGACTCTTTGTTTTCTGACATTGTACAGCCGATACAATCACCTGTTTTATTAGCCGAAAGTTATCAAACAGTAAACGATAACAGCTTTGCAAACGAGACTACTTATGCTTGATAGTGAAGTTACATTTGCTCAAACTAACGGGCAAAGCAACGCAATAACACCTTACACTGTGACTACCCCTGCTTCATTATCGGCATTTACGGCAGATAGAAAAATGGGTCTTATTGTGAGTGGCGGAACGGTTACTTTATTGAGATTTTTAAGGGGTGGTGTTTATGTGACATTGCCTATTATTAGTGGTATTTTAGAGTTAAATTTAGGCGATAGCGTAGAATTTACTTACGTTGTTGCGCCAACATTAACTGTTATTCCGAGATAAAATAATGCAAAGATTACCAAAGACCATTGCCGCACAAACCATTAGCGTGGTTGGCACTCCAACAACATTATGCACAATCGGAGCTAATGCCAAAGGCACAATATCGGCCTTATCATTTACCAACACGGATACAGTTGCCCGTACGCTGACAGTGCATCTCGTTGCCGGTGGCGGTTCAATATCTGCTGCAAATATGGTTGTTCCTGCGCGTGGCCTAGCGGCTGGTGAAATATGGGTTTGCTCGCCATTAATTGCCGCAACTGCTGACGCAGGGGCAACAATCCAATGCTTTAGTGATGTTGCAAGCAAGGTTAATGCCGTGGGTGCATTTTACGAAACGACGGTCTAAGGTGGGCTATGACACGCGAACAAACGCTAATACAGCACTTCAAAAGCATAGGCTTATCTGAGCTTGGCGCGTCATGGCTTCTTGTTTTGTGGGAAATGACTCAAACGCTTGATGATATTGTTGACGGTGATGAGGTCACACGACAAGAGAAAGACTCTCTCATTTTTAATGCCTTAGTTTTATTCCCGACTCACCCATATTTTATTCAACATTCTGCAAACCTTGCGCCTGTCATTGCTACGTCTATTTTCAAATGGCAAGCGAGCGATTTAGCGGAGCGTAGCGGCACGCACAATCACTATTCTTTCGTGTGGCGTTCGGCTTTTTATGATGTTATTTTAATGGTGATGTGTTTGGATTGTGGTCACCAATATGCAATGGAAAATAGCCACTTGGTTATGGCAATGATTGGCGAAACATACACAGATTACAAAGCGGAGTTTGATAAATGACTGACCCAATAAGCGCATATTTACAATCAAGGTCTAGCGATAAAGCAGCATCGGCACAAAAAGAAGCGGCTCAAGCAGGCCAAGACACTCAATGGAAGATGTATGAACAAACCAGAGCTGACCAATTACCGTGGATGACTCAAGGCAAAAACAGTCTTGAGCAATTGGGCGCCATGATGGGGCAGGGTGGCGCATTGAATCAGCGATACCAACAGTTCAAACCTATGACCATGGCAAACTTTCAAGCTGACCCGTCTTATAACTTTAGACGAAACGAGGGGATTCGCGGCATTGAAAACAGCATGGCGGGGCGTAGCGGCTTCGGTGGCGGCAATATGCTCAAGGCGTTGGCTAGATATGGTAGCGACTTGGCATCTACAGAATATGGCGCGGCCAATGATAGATACAACCAAAACTTTCAAACAGGCTATAACCAGTTTAATAACGACC